TTAGGTATCTTCTTATTTGGTCTTTGGTTGTATTTGTAATATCGGATGCTAATTGGTCAAGTCCTTGCGTTTGTAGGTACTGAAGGATAGTGTAAGCAAATAGGTCGGTCTCTGCTGATTTAACTTCAAATGCCTCGTAAATGCCCTTTACAGACCTTTTAACGACCTTACTACTAATTTGAGCCATCTTTACACCCATAGCTAAATGCAGCTTTTGTATGGTCTTTTTAATGGCTTTATCACTAATTGCGTTATAGTCTAATGTACGACAATAGGTGTTCACCTGATTTTGTAGTTCTTTTTTGAACTTGGGTGAATATTGTTTTAATGCGTTGGCATATAATTTTTTATAATCTTGCCAAATCATTTTATGGATTTAGGTTATCAGGAATATTCAAAGGTTGGAATTGGTCAATAGTTTGCAATCCTGTTGGGATGTAAAGTTTCTCCAATTCTTCAGTAGGAATATAATCAGGCACTTCAATATTCATAATGTCCAACTTTTGTTTAGGACTAATCCACCACGCTTTATCAAGCCATTCAGTTTGCTCGGATTTATTTGCTTCTAATTCTCCATATACTGAAAGGTCGTAATCTACATAAAGATTTGTTCCTTTATAACCCCAATCCGTGTGTAATTTCCTATTAAGGTTTTCAGTCAATGCGTTAAGTAATGGGATGGCACAACGAAGCGTTAATGCCTTTTCCCCTTCTCTTTGATTGTTATAGGTCTTTGAATCGCTATCGTTTAAAAGTTGACTAGGTACTCCGTAGATATTACATAGTGCCTTTAAATCCCATTTTTCCGATTCAATGATATTAAGTTCAACAGGAGAAAGTCCAATTTGTTTCCAATCTACTTTATAACCTGATACTGCAATTGAGTTAAAGTTAGCTGAACCGCCTTTTTGACTAACTGCGGTTTTAAGTGCTTGTGCCTGTGCTTGTCCACTTGTAGGGTCAAAGCGTTCATCGTTCATAAATAAAACTCCAGCAGGTCCACCATTTTGGAATGATGCAACGGCAGCGGTTTTAGCTTCGTTACTTCTTGTTAAGTTCTTGGCTGCTGCTCGTAGGGGACTTTGCCCATAAAGCTGTCCAGCAGTTACACCCCATTGTGGATTGAAGTATTTATCGTGTAAGATTTCTTTAGTATCAAATGACCACATTTGTCCGTAATAAAGTTGATACCCAGCTCGTGTTGGGGGGAACACATTGATATTTGCAATGATAGCCATATACTGACTAGGAAGTGCAAATAATTCAAATGGTTTGCCTTGATTGTTTCCAGCTTCAATAAGTTTGCCATAAATAAAAGAATTACCTGTTATTAACTTAAAACCGCACCATTGTTCAACTAAATCACTCCAACAATCTTCTTCATTAGGGTATTTTAGCAACTCGTTTAAGCGTTGGTCTCCTGTGTAAAGTTCGTATGCCTTTTTATGTAAAGTCTCAAGTTCTTTTAGGTTGATGTCTTTTTGTGCAGCTAAAGATTTGTATTTCTTTGCAGCCTTTTCATCTACAACCTTGTAAACGTGGAATGGTGCAATTTTAGCTTTGTCGGTAATTAGTTTAATGATTGAGTAAACTATATCGTTTGCTACATATCCATCATCAACAAAACTTCTTTGGTCTGCTCCTTGCCAAGTAACAATACCCCTTTCAATTGCTATTTGGGAGTTCATTGGAATTGTTGGAAATAGTGTGTTAATCTTCTTTTTAGTGAAGATGTCAAATAAACCCATATTATTAGAATTTAAACAAAGTTAAAGAAATTTAAGTTAAAATACACTTACCGCAAATTTAGGTTTTGTCAAGTGAGTAAATACCGCATATCGTGAAGCGTCTAAAGCATCATCATTTGCTTTAACAGGTTCTTCAATTACATTATCGTTTTTATCCTTTTTCCATTTGTAAGACATAAATTCCCTTTTTAGATTTTGACTATGAAAGTGAATGTTTATAGGATAAGATTTCATTTTTACTATTCCTGCCCATACATCTTTTTGAGCAGGTTTAATATTAAATCCTTGTCGGTAAAGTTCCTCTATTGATTTTGGTTCGGCTGCATCTGCGTAGATGGTTGCTCGTTCAGGCACTTTCTCTTTTATCAATCTTGTAAGGTCGGATAATGTAAGACCGCTTTGATAAATTATTTCCTCAAAGTAGTTTTCTCCTTCGTGATGGGTAACCTTTATGAGTGCAGCTGGATGCACATAACCAAAGTCAAGCCCATAGAATACATCGCCTTCAGGTGCGGTGTCGTATTGTTTCCATTGGGTGTAAATAAGTTCTTTTGCTGCTCCTCGTTCTCCTAATCCGTAAACCTTCCACATAAAATCATCAGGTAGGTTTTTATATTGCTCAATGTTTTTTATTTGTGATTCGGAAAGGTTTGGGATGTTGTTAAGGTAAGTAGAATGAATGCGTTTGTTTTCAGAATTGTCGGCTATTTCATAAACCCAATTGATAAAGTCAGCAGGATTCCAATCAAGAAACACCTTGCCTGTGGTTCGCATTAGTAATTGGTCGTATAAAGTTCTTTTTATTAAGTTGGCTTCGTTGATGAATAGCACATCCCTTGCTGGTCCTCTTGCCTTGCTTTCATCTTCTAATCCAAACAGTTCAATGTAAGACCCATTGGGGTAAGTGTATATAAAATCGGAAAAGCTAAAGTCATTGTCTTGCCATAAACCCCAATTCTCCATTATGCTTTTAAAATCCCTATAAACACCTCGTTTAATATGTGGAAGGGAATGAGAAACAATTGAAATCCTAGTCTTTGGATTGTTATAGGCTATTTCAATCAGTAACTGAACAATGGAATAAGACTTTGAACTCCTTGTGCCACCTTCATTGCAAATAACAGGATAATTGCCTTCGTACGCTCTTTTGTTGGCAAAGAATACTGGTGTTGCATTAATCTTCAATTGGTTTGCATCGGTCATCTTCTTGTATTACTATTTGAACGTTACCTTGAATGTTTGCGTTGATGTCGGTTGTTTGTTTTGCTCTGCCTTCTAATCTATCAAGTATTTCTTGATAAGCCCTTAAATCGGATTTCATTGCCTTTGCAATTATCTTCATATCTAACTGTTCAGCTATTGTAAATTCCTCATCTTCGCCTGTAACAGGGTTACGCACTTTGGTAACTAATTGTAGTAAACGCAATAGTCTTGTTTTGCTATGTTCTACTCCTTTAGGTTTACCTGCTGGGTTTCCTGATACTCCTTTCTTAAATTGTCCTATTTCTTGGTTAGGTATTGCCATATCGCCTGTATTTTGCCTGAATTACAAAGGTACTCCGTTCTTTTTGATTATTAAGGTTGAGTCAAGTTTTAGCATCCTATCTATGATAACTTGGCAGTACTTTGGGTCTAATTCAGTGCCATAACATTTGCGACCTAGTTGATGCGAAGCTATCATTGTTGTACCTGAACCTAAAAATGCATCGGCAACCAAATCTCCTGATTTTGAACTATTAGTTATTTGATAGGCAATTAATTCAACAGGTTTCATTGTTGGATGTTCTGCATTTCTATTTGGGCGGTTAAATTCAAGTATTGTTGTCTGCTTCCTATCTGAATACCAACTATGAGAAGCACCCTCTTTCCAACCATATAAACAAGGTTCGTGTTTCCATTGGTAATCTTGCCTTCCCATTACCATTGAATTCTTTACCCATATAAGGCATTGTTTAACCATAATACCAGCATCTGCCATTGCTCTTCTAAAATTAGCACCTTCGCTATCAGCGTGCCAAACATACCAAGAACCTCCTGCTTTAGTATAAGAACCTAATGCTGTGTAAAAATCATATAAAAATTGATAAAAGTCGCCATCTCCCATACTATCATTTTGAATAGTTAAGGCATCTTTAGTCTTTCCTGTATAAGATACGTTGTATGGGGGGTCTGTTATTACCAAGTCTGCTAGTTCAGAGCCAAAAATTTTACTCCAATTGTCGGTTTGGGTACTTGACCCGCATAAAAGTTTATGTTGCCCTATTTCAAAGATGTCGCCTAAAACTATATCCGTTTCACTTCCCCCTAAAGGCACATCAAAGTCATCTTCTTGGGCTTCTGCGTTTTTTATGGCAAAGTCAGGAATATCCAACCCCCATTCGGTAAGTTCTTCTACATCCCAATTATTAGCTAGGTCATCCCAATCCCACTCCCCATAGCCTACATTATCTTTTACAATGAATTCCTTTTTCTTTTCCTCGCTTAAATTGTTAGCGTGAATGACAGGAACATCGGTAAGCCCAGCTTCAATACAAGCCTTTAATCTCATATTGCCACCTAATACCATATTGTTTTCATCAATTACAATAGGTCGGAGTTCAAGCATTTGGGGGAAATCTTGGATTGACTTAACCAGTTGTTTAAACTTATGGTCTTTAATCAGTCTAGGATTGTTTAGGTTTGGTTTGATTTCGTTGATTAACATTATCGGTTTTTAGTTGGTGTTCTTATAGATGCTGATTTAACAACATTATTTATAATTAGATTATTGTAGCCAATTTCTTTTTTACACTTGCATTTGATGGTGTGTTCCTTTATGGAACTTTGCCAAACATAGTCCTCAATAATTATTCCACATTTGCACTTGTATTCTCTTTTACAAAATGTATCTTTCATTATCCTTGTCTATTATATGGTTTTGTTGGTTTGTCTTTCGGTCCGTTACTTTTTTTGTACTTACCTTTTTTTCTTGTGCCAAAGTTTACCTTTCCAGCTGCGTTTAGTTTCGCCATTATTTATACTTTTCTATTAATTCGTTAAGTTCAGTCCTTGACCATTTCTTTATGAGCCTGTGTTGGCTTTCTAGGTGTAAAACCATTCGTTCGCCTATTTTATCAATAAGGTTTCTGCGATAACCTATCAGGTGGAATTGGTCAAAGCCATTGCAAGATTTACATTCTCCGTTAACATTGTACTCATCAAACCGAAGGGCTGAACTGCCCTTAACAGGAACATAATGCCCAGCATCCATACTTTCATTATCTTTAACCTGACCGCAACTGATACAAGTAAAATATCCATCTTGACTATCTCTAGTCCTTATGTAGCGGTTAAATATTTGTTGAGCCTTTGCGGTTAATCTTGGGATTGATTGTAAAGCCATAACGCAAAATTAGGGTTTTATAGTATAAAAACAACTATATGGTTTTAATCAATCGTTTTACTTCGTAGTAAATGTCAAATGTTACTAATATGGTAATGGCTAGGATAAAGCCTATAAATATCCTTGTGAACTCAATTGTCAGTTTAAACAGTTCTTTCATAGTTGGTTATTATAGTGCATCATTAATGAATATTTTTTACATTGCTGCCTCATTGTTTCCTCATCAATTAACATATCATCAGGCTTTTTAGATTGTGCTAAAAATACTGCCCTTACTTTGGCTTTAATCATTTCTCCTTGTTCATTTGATATTTTAATTTGTTTACGCTTCCATAAGTAATCAAATACCTGATGGTTTAAAAACCGCCAATTCTTTTGTTCTGATTTGTTCCAATAATCTTGCTCATCTTTAATTGCTTGTTCTTCATCTATTTGCATTGGTAATTGTTTTATTTTTTCTTGTGGTTGTACTTTGTTTCTAACCTGTACTGCTATCTTTTTATATTCAGCCATTACATCTCCAAAGAATTTAGGGCTAAATGAACCATAATTTCTATCTACATCTAAACGACCTAAAACATAAAGTTCAAATGCTGCACCTAATTCCTTTAGCTTAAATATTCCGTAATTCTTTAGTACAAAGTCAACTAGGAACTGAAATTCAGGGCTTGTAGGTGGAACTGCACCGCTTAACTGAATACAGGTTTTTAGATGTTCAGCTACTTCAATGCTGGAACATTTTGATATGTGCATTGTTTGTAAGGCATCATAAATTTTAATCTCGCTTTGGTTCAATGTATTTAAGACTGGCAAGTTGTGTGAAGTTACGCTCACTGACATTGGGTTTATGACTTGTGGTAGCATTTCGGATAATGATTTCATCGTTAAAAGATTTATTGTTTAAATATGTGGTTGGGTCTTTACGGAATGTTTTATCAGGTGTTGAATTGACATACTCTTGTACTATTTTTAAAGCTAATTGCTTTTCATCAATTGTCAAAATATTCCATTTACTAATAGCTTTTTCTTTACTAACTTTTTTATCGTAATCATTCCACCATTGTTCAAATTGCCAATCGTGTATTTTAGCTTTAGTTTTATTTATAGTTTTAGTATCAGTTATAGTTTCAGTTTCAGTTTCCATAT